ACAGCACGAAAACCAACTCCATCACTTGCGCCAATGTAAGCCGCTATAAATATAGACAAATCTTCAATAGTTGCCCTTTTTAAATCTGTTCCAACTTCGTGCGCTATATTATTAGTTAAATTTATATTTGCGCTAGGTAATTGACCAACTCTCGTTGTATTTATTTCGTTTGGATCTATCATAATTTCATTATAAATAATTGTACTATATAAGGCTGCATTATATTATGTGCTGTTCCTGTTCCGGTGCTAACAAGATATTTTAATGTGTTTGGCTGAGCGCCTGAATTTACAATATAAATACCTTCGCCGCCGTTATCGTCGTTTGATCCGGTATAAGGCACTTGTATAGGAGGTATTTCATTTGCTAATAATGCGTGTGTAGTAGCGCCGCCAATTTGCCCCATAACATTTTTTGTCGTACCGTAAGCAACTCCCACTCTACCATCAAAATTATGCGTACCATTTGCACCGTTACAAATAGCCCAACCTACCATTAAATTTGTGCCTAATCCTGTATTGTCAAAATTATCTGTAATGTATTGAGTAGTTACGTCTAACTGTTTTACTTCAAATTGAAAAGTACCAATATATGGCTGCAAAAAAGTAATTAAGCTTTGTATTGTAGCTTGGTTTAAATCTGCGCCTATTTCATGCGATATTTTGCTTTCAAGTGTTATATTGTTAGCTGGCAACTCTCCAACTCTAACCGTAGTTATTAAATTAGGATCTATCATATTTCATTTGTTCTAAGAATTACATTTGCATCTCCATTATTTACTATTACATTTGGATCTCCGTTATTTAAAACAGTTGTTCCTAGACTAGCTGTTAATGGCTGGCCGTAACCCGTAGCGCTACCGCTAAAACTCATTAATTCGCCAGCAGCTTCCGTGTCTGAAATTTCAGTAATGTAAAATTTACCAAAATCAACAATAGGGTATATTGAGCCTTGAATTTTCCAATCTATCAAAACCCTATCTCTCTTTAATTGCTTTAATTTATCGTATGAAGCTAAAGTAAAATCACCGCCAGCAATTGTGCTATTAACTTGAAGTCCGCTAAATGATATAGAATAATTTTGTATTAAAGGGCGTGAAGTTGCCCAGCCTTGATTGTCTCTTGTAGTCGTATCCATCATTTCAGAACTTTCCTCAATAGAATTATCTGTAAGGCATCCAACAGGTAAATAAGAACCGTTAATTTTTATAAATAGTATTCGATCTTCGCCTTTTATAAAATTCATTAGCTTATTATTGTAGGTTTTACTGTTGTTCCAAAATCTAGTGTAAATTTATAAATAATATCTGAAACCTCAGCAGAAAACAACTCTAAAAGTTTAAATGTAGTAATATTTGACTGAGTATCATAATTATATTCAATAGGGCTAAATTTACCTTGTATATTATTTATTTCAATTAATGACAAATAAGGGATAAATCCAAATACCGAGCCTCTAAATATTTTTAAAGGCTTTTGATTAATTCTTAATTCCTCCTCTGCTGCAATTCTTAATATTGCAGCAGATTCAAATTTTCCATTTCTAAACCATGTCTCGGTTGGTGTAATTTGATCTTCTTTAAATATGGCTCCTAAATAAATAACGCCAGGACTATCGCCATTATTTACTGTTCTATTTTCCTTTACAATTGTACTTACTTTTGTGGCGCGTGTTACGGTGTGAAATTCGCCAACGTTACCATCGTTTTCATTTCTTACAGGAGATAAATTTACATTTGTTACACTTATTAAATTAGCAGTGTTTTCATTAGGAGAAGAAACCTTAACCGATTCAATTTCAATGTATGCATTGCCGCTTTCAATAACGGGCAAAGATTGTATTTCAACATTTATACTAATAGGAAATGAAACTGCAACTTGACTTGTAATAGTGCTTATTATAATTCTTGCGCCTCCCGTAACCCATTCGCCCTGATTTGTTAAGTAATAATTACCAACTTTTACAATAAATGAAGCATTACCGAAACCATTATATTGAACATTTGCTTTAAAATTAAAAAGATCCCCTTGCAATACAGGTACGTTTTCGGATGTTGCCATTACTCTAAAAGATGGTGCCGTTCCTAAAGTTTCTGGCTTAAATGATAATTTAGAAAAGTTTAAAGGGTCGTTAATTAAAAACGGAGTGTTTACATTCCATCCTTCATAATTTAAATTACCATCATGCAAAAGATCCCCGTTAATAAATATACCGGCTACAAAACCGTATTTATAACCCAATCTAAACGCTGCTATACTTCCTTTAATTTCTAATCTTTGATTTCCGTTACAATGATGTGGATAATAATTATCAATTTGACTTCCTAAAATTTGAGCATAATTTAAAGTTACATTTCCTACATAAGTATTTTCAATGTTGTATCTTCTAAATAATATATAAGGATTGTCAAATAAAACATTGGGCTTATAAATGTACCATTCGCCATTTTCTTGCGTTATAACAGCGCAAAATACGTCTAGTATAGATTTTAAAACATCTTCACATGACATAATGGTACCATCTTTTGCATTTTGCCCATCTGTTTTGTAAAACCGATCAGCATTAACATATATTTTGGTAAGTACGTCCAAATTATCCGAGTAGGTTAATCCATCGTATAAAGTATTTATAGATGTGTTTATAGGCAAAAGTATTCCTGAGCGTTTCAGGCATTGATATATAATATTTATCGCGCTTTGCTTTCCAACTATATTAACGCCGTTTGTTTGCACAAAAGATAAATTTTCTAACGCTCCCAAACCGTCAACGCAATCAAGTGATATAATCCACATATCACGCGTAAATGATTGAAAAACGCCATCAGGTTTAAGATACCCCCTAAATATTAATTTACCATTCTTAAAAAACTTTACGGTAAAATCTTGCTCGTTTTCAGTATATAAATCTTCTAAGCTTAGCAAATTAGTTGCCTCTAATTCCAAAGTTAAACCAGTTCCACGAATAGGGTCTAAATGATCTTTTACACTTCCCTTTTCTAATATTGCCTTGCCTTGAATTTCAATAGCATCGTTTAAATTATTACGTTTGAATATTTGACACAAAAAAGTATCATTTACAATATTTGTGTATTGAAAAAAGTAACGCAAATTTATTGCGTCATCAGCAGAAATATCAACTAAACTTAATCCAATATTTTCGCCACTTTCTCCAAAACTTACTTGTATTAATTCATCGGTATCAATTGTAACTTCAATTGTATTATTGACTCTACGGTAATAAATATTTTGATAAACAAAATTAGCAATAAGAAAGTTTAACGTATTGTCAATCGTATCGCTTAAATTTGTTTTTAATTCAATAAAAGTGGGCGGGTTATTGCCCGTACCATTTGCGGTATATGCTTCGTAAACCGTAGCTTCTCCATTAGCATAAACAATATAAACTCCATTTATAAAAATAGTGTATTCAATTGCAAGCCCTACTACTGGCTGTCCACTAAATGCTATAATAATCTTTTTTGCCATGTTGTAAAGATACAAAAAAACCCTTACTATTTAAAGTAAGGGTTAGATCAAAAAAAATGAATGCCAAATCTTAAAAAATATTTTTTAAAAATTAAGTTCTTTGCCAGTTATTGCAAAATATAAATTTTGTAATTCGTGAACATATTTTGTTTTCCTTAAAAAAATTGAATTACTTTCATTTAATCCTTCCGATTCATTTTGTATAAAAACAATTTGACTTTCTTGAACGTCAGTATCGTAAATTGGATAATATCTAAATTGATCAGTATACATTTCAATATTATTACAATATATTTTATAATAATCTAATTGTTTTTTAAAGCCAAACTTTAATAACCAATCTTGTGTTATTGGAATATGTTGATATATGTTTAATTTTATTAAATAATCTAAATTACTAAAATTACTTTTAGCTATTTGTTTATTTAATTCTTTATTTGAATCATAAACATAATTACCTATTCTTAATTCATTTGCATTCATAACATTTTATTTACTAAAAAAGACCCAATCCCACTGAGTCGGCAGCGAAAAAGAGTCTATTAAATCTTGTTAGTTTGTTGGCTTCCGACTTCCAACCCTACAAATCTATAACATTTATTTATATAAACAATACTTTTATTATTATTTTTTTAAACTATACCTAAAGTGCCTCCTAATCTTCTATTTCTGTCTAAACTATTAGCTAATACCCCAATTAAACTTTGACCGCTAATTTCAAAGACTACATTACCGCCTCCCGAACCGCTAAAACTTGAACCGCCGCCAGAAGATCTAGGACTTTGGTAAGAGTTACCGCCTTGAGGTGTTGATCCGCCCCCGCTTAAACCTTGACTTGCTTTAGACCCTATTGCCCCGCCTATTGCTTTTAATGCAATTCCAACTCCAATTGCGGCAACTCCAGCTGCAATAGCTAAAGGCCCTCCAGTCGCAATAGCAATATCTAAATTACCTTTAACAACTGCTAATGTTCCGTATTTTATAAGTAGACCTCCCATTTCAGATAAGAAATTACCTAAACCGGCTAATAAAGTATTTCCAATTGCATTTAAAACATTACCTCCTGTCGCCAAAGACTCTCCGATGACCGTTCCTAATCTTCCAAAAGTATCTGATAAAGATCCTTGAATTAAAGCGTCGGCAGATTCATTTAAATTTATTAGAGCCGCTTCCATTTCTGTAATAACCTTTTCAGGTATCAAAGGTTTCAATGGGATGTCTAATGGAATAGGAGTATTTTTAAAAGTATCTAATGCGCTGCCTAAAGACTCTTCTAATAATTTAACTACTTTTTTGCCTTCGTTTTTAATTTTTTCATTATCAATGATAGATGGTAAAGGTATGGCTATTAAAGTAGCTCTGGATGTTTCTGCACTACTACCTGAAGATTTTGTTTCCAAAGAAATTGACGCCTTTACATCTTTGTCCGCTAATTTTTGTAAGTTAGCTAATTCTGTATTTACCGCAATTAACTCGCCTCGTAAATCTGTAAATTCTCTATTTAATGAACCAAACTTAAAAAAGTCTAAAGCACCTAAAGCCTTAACTTGTGCATTTGTTAATTCTAAATTCCCCTTGTTTAAATCTTGTACTAATTTTAATTGTTTTCCTGGAGGCGTATTTGTTAGTTTTATTATTTCTAAAGCAGTTGCCTTTAATTTTTCCTGAATGTCTAATTCTTTAGAAGCAGCTTCTCCGGCCTTTGCACTTAAAGCGGATGCCCTTGCTCTTGACCTTAAAGCTATAGACAACTGATTTATTATACCTGTTAAATCACCGTTTAATATTTTTTCGTCGCTTAGGTTTTTAAAATATGCCGGATATTCACTTTTTAATTTTTGTAACGCAATTAATCTATTTTTGTCTGAAACGCTTTTATCTTGCGCGGTTGCTACTAATGACTTTAAAGAAGATATTTGCTCTCCAGCACTTTTAGCCGCTTCAATTCCCAATTCCTGTAGAGCTTGTTTTGATTCATTGAAGTTTCCTGTAAGTTTGTCGTAAACATCCCCAACGCTTAAACCTGATTGAGCCATAAAAGTTAAGCCAGTGGTAACTAATGAAACAGCAAGCAAAATCCCACCTGTGCCCATTAAAGAACTAGCTAAAGCCTTTAACGCTCCCCCCGTGCTACCTGTTTGATTTCGTAGATAAGAAAATGACTCCGCAGTAGCGGTTAGGTTGTTTTGTATTCCAACCATGCCGTAAGGTGCATCTTGAGCAATACGGCTAAATTGAATTAAAGCATTGCTTCCGTTTGCCACTTTTGGCGCCATACCTGTAAAAGAAGATCCGGCACTATTAACAGACTTTTTTAATCCGTTTAATTGTGTTTGTGCTTTATCAATTTGCATTTTCAACGGCACCGCATCAAGTCCTAACTTAACTTGTATAGCTTTCTCTTTTCTTAGCCTTGCTATTTTATATTCTGCTGCTGCAATTTCTGCTTTTAATTCTGAACTGTCAGCACCTATGGTAACCTCTAATTTAGCCATTTTACGAGTTGTTTAAATATTCTTTATACACTTTTAAGAAGTTTGTCTTTTGATCTTCTGAAACGCCTATTTTAGCCTTCTCGTTACCTAAACTCATAAACTTTTCAATGCTTCTTGGTAATTTTTTAGGATCTTGATGACTGCCTATTGTAGCGCTCCATGCTATTTGTCTTACCTTTTCCCATTCCCTTAACTGAATACGTTTATAAGCAAAAAGACGAATTTGGAACTCTGCAAAAGTCATATCATAAACATCACTTAACCGCATAATTCCAAGTTCGCCACAAGCAAAAGAAATAACATCCTTTTTAAAATCTATACTTTCTTCTTGATTACTTTTTTTTTAACCTCTTGTACCGGTACATCTTTGTACATTGAATTATTAAAGGCAATTTTAAACTCGTTCCAAAATTTACCTCCAATACCCCCATTTTCATCAATTAAATCATTAACATCATACATTGATAATGTAAATTCTTTTTGGCTTCGATTGTGCGAATACAGCAAAGAATAAAACATAAGTTTAGGAATCAAAACCGCATCAGGCTGCAATCCTAAATCTTCTAACTTCATTCCGGTTCCGTCTAGCAATTCATTTAAAAATCCTATACCAAAGTGAAAATCTTTATCTAATAAAGTTATTTTATTCATATTATACTGCTAATGGATCTGTAGTTGCAACTGATCCGCTACCTTCCAAAGTTATTGAAAATGTACTTAATTCGTCGCCTGCGCCTTGCGTTAATGGTAAATCAGTAATAACAGCACTACCGTAATAAATTGCGTCAGTTACGCCAGTATCTAGTTTCCAAGTTACTAATGTTTTGTTAACCATACGCCCAAAAAGATAGTCATGTGATGCCTTTGTAGTTTCGCCACCTACAGAAGTAGTATCAATGTATTCTCCCTCAGCATCAATTGTATATGTAAACATTCCAGCCTGTTTAATTGAAACTCCTGGATTACATTTTGTCATCGATTCAATAACTGAAACCGCTGGATTGAAACTGTTTGAAGTTAAACACGCGATAGGACGGTAAACCGTTGCATCGTGTATGTAAAGTATTCCTAATTCCCCTTTAATTGCTGCCATAATTATATTTTATATTAATGTTAAATTTAAACGAACGAATGATCTAAATATATTTTCTGTATCTGTAACGGTTTCCAATTGCGTTTCAAATGTAAATATTTGATTTTGTGTTACAAAACTATCAAATGTCAAATAAGGAGTTAATAAATTATAACACGCTTCTTCAATATCATTTACTAAAACACGTGATCCGCTATTTCCAGCACTTGAACTATTTGTGTATATTTCAATCAAAATGCTTGTTTCCCATCTGTAACCGCATTTTGTTGCTTTATCAATGTCTTTTGTTTGAGCCGTAAATAATATGTATTGATTATTATTTACATTTCCTGTTACTCTAGTATCGTAGCAATAAATAATCTTTTCAGATACTACTATTGCATTAAGTCTATCAAAAATAGCTTTACGAATATACTTATCTGGATTAATATTTATCATGCTTGTAAAATTACGAATATTTCTTTAATAATTTATTTAAATTATCTAAATAATCTTTTTTACCTTTTTGCCATGCAGGATATAAAAACGGACGCGGCTCTATTCCAGCACCTAATATTTTTGCAAAGATAACGTAAGCAAACTTTTCGTCTATTCCTTTTGATCTACACCAAACCCTAATAGATTCCAAACCTTCTTTATAAGTGCCTTGTTTTTGACCTTTTAAACTTGCTGCAATATCTTTAAACTCTTCCGGAACTCTTACTTTTGTGCCGGTGCCAAATTCCATGTAACCGCCATACAATTCATTAACGGTAATTTTATAAATGCTTTGTTCAACTTTTAAAGTACTAATAGATTGCGCTAATTTACCAAAGTTTTTAGGCGCTCTTATTTTGGCGTCTTTTTCAATTTGAAATGCAATAGATTGTGTTTCTGCATCTATTTCACGCTCAATATTTTTACCTTGTTTTCGTAACTCTTTTAATACTTGATCTATTCCTTTAACTGCTGCCATTTTCTCCTGAAAATTTATAACGTGCGTTTTTTGGATATATTCTATTTTCAAATACTATTGTATCATTACTCATAACGTCATAGTGATACCCTTCGGCAAATACAGCAGATTTTAATTCATTTCCTTTATCGTCATAAGCAGGATAAACCAAAGTAATTATTCCACATTCAACAACCGCTTCTGTACCGTTAATATAATTATAATCATAATCAATTACCCCTTTTAATTTTAAATCAATTAAAGCGGCTTCTTTGTCGTTATATCTTAGTTTGTATATCATAATGTATGATGCATTAAAACGTATTTAATCCTACCAAAAGGAAGCGTAAATGTTGAAGGTATTGTAGTTAAAACTTGAGTTGTATTATCTTCAAAAACAGTAGTTATTTTAATTGTTCCTATTGGTGGAATAACCGTTGCAACGTCTTGATTTCTTGTTACTGCTGCTGATGTTGTTGGGATATAGGATGTTAAAGCAGAACTTTGTTCTAATTGAAAACCCGTTACAGATATAGCTTGATTTCCTACTATACCAGTATAATTTCCTATGTCATTAGTAGTTGAAGAGGCTATTCTATAATCAATTGAACTAAAGTTTGATGCAACAAAAGAAAAGGAACACCTATACCAGCCATTTGCATAATTTTCCATTTTTGCGTTTATTCCACCATTATTAGAGCCAACTAATCCAGTTGATAGATTAAAGTAAACTTTAATAGGTGGTTGCTGAAAACGGTTAAAGTCTTCAAAGTAGCAGAAATCTCTTGAAATTCTTTTAGCAAAAAAAGATACAAAATAATTTGAGCCAATTATTAAATTGCTTACTCTTGGGTTTTTACTAACTCCGTAAATAGCATTAGAAGTACTATTTTCTACAATAACATCAGTATTCAAATTTGCAAAAGGGGAAGGTGTTGAGTTTTGTAAAATAGTAACGTTTGTTTTAATCCAATTTGAATTTGATAAATCTTGAGAGTAATTTATTGTGTTTGTTACTTGTGGCTCCACCAATATACTTGGACATCCTTCGACTTTATAATCAATTCTAGGTGCGTTTAAAGCAACAGTTTCAATAAGTACTAACTCATTAACTCTCGTTGCACTTGTGTTCCTTACTACGTCTAAATATCCTGCTCCGCTACTTGGTATGACAGAAAATAGTTTGCTTGCTTTTACTGCATTTGGTGTAACTATTAAACTTGCTTTATCTAATAAACTCATTCTATTTCGTTTAAAGTGGTTAATAAATCACGCAAACATTGTTCTGCTTCAAATGTTCCGCCGTCTGCTGAAACCCGTGTCTTAAAAGCGTCTATTATTGGTTGGATAACGTCAGATTGATAAATCAAATTTGCACCTAGATAAATATTTTTGATTTCGGTAGCCCCTAAGTATATTTTTTGTATTGCTGTGTTTCCTAAGTTTAATGCCATTTTTTTAAGTTGTAAAGTAAAGCCTTGTTGCTACTTTTGTTGTCAGTGCCGCGTACGATGCTGCAGTTAAAACATTAATGTCATTCACGGATATTGAGCTATTTGATTTACCTAGCTTGGTTAAAATCGCGGCAGCGTTTGCGGTTACGGTTGTATTAGAACTTACCGCGTCTTCTGTATACCCCACTTTTGCGCTGTTCAAATCAATTGCTGATTGCTTTGCGATTAAGTCGTTTGCAATCTCAACTAAATTACCTCCGACCCTTGTTGCGGTGTTTGCATTTGCTGCTGTCTCGTCTCTTATTATTTCTGCGTTGCTTTTTATACTCATCTTATTTTAATTAAATTTTGCGTCAAAAGTTAAATCAAATATGCTGCTCATTTGAAAAATTACACCGTTACTATTAGCCGTAATATTTATAAATCTAAATAATTCGTCTTCGTATCTTATATCGTTAACTACGTATTTCCTTGAACGATATACAATACTAATATTGTCAACATCAATGCTTAAATTAGCATTTGCACGTATTTTAAATGAATAATTATCCTTTATTAAAGACTTACCAATGTTATTATCTTTAAATGCGCTATTTTGCATAACCTCAGCCCAAAACAAACCAATCAAAACATCGCTTACCGTGCTGCCGCCGTAACCGTCAGAAACGTTGGTAGTTTTGTAAATTGCTATTTTGCGGCTGTATTGTCTTGCTATCATAAAAACCTTTTATAAACATGCATTGCTTCTTTTACGCTTTCAGGAATCAAAGTGCTATTAACTTGCTTTTCGCTTTCATAATACCAAACTTTAATCATTTGCAAACACGCTTGTATTAATTCGTCAGGAACTAAACCAACTGCATAACCCACATTTAATTCAACAGTTAAAACATCTTCATACAATGTAAACATAGAATAATTAATAAAAGTAGGTGCCGGACTTGTAGTTATTGAATTAATAGGAAAGTCATAAACTTTTACTTCCCCTAAACTTGTATAAGTTTTTTGTTGAGCGTAAAAAATATGGTTAGTAATTCTTTCGGTATATCTGCAAGCCGCATTAATCATAGAAGTTATTTCTACGTCGTCATCGGTTAAATCCAAATCAATACGTAAATAGTTTTTAGCTCTTGCTAAAGATATGACTGTTAAATAACTCATTTTTTAGCCGCTTTTATTTCTACAACATACCAATTCATTTTTTTAGCATCTTCTAAACTTAATTCAATAGTATCACCTATTGCGTAATTATTTTGCTCGGATAACTTAAAAAATGCTTTTATTACTTTATATTTTTTCATAACTTATATTTTATCAAAGATACAAAAAAACCCAATACAATTAAGTATTGGGTTTAATTCTCCTTTCTTTTAAATTAGATTAAACTAGACAGCCGTAAAATCTCCTTTTATAATTGCCAAAGGCTGCTCAACTGCTAAACCTGTTTGGCTTTCAATTCTTGCAGTTATGTTATTTTTAACAAAGTTAGTTCCCTCAACTTCGCTAAATTCTAAAGACAAACCTTGAGTGTTTACCTTGTTTACTCTTGACCAGTCGCCAACGTAGTACTTATTAGCAGCTAACCAAGTTGCTTTGTAAATAGCAATTCCATTTATTCTGATTAAACCGCCTTCAACAGTTACAATTCCCGGTAAACCGTATCCAGCACCTGTACTTTTTTCAGTCAATAAGATAGACCAATAATCAGCAGGTGTAATAACAATACCGTTAACCATATAATCTTGACCTTCCAATCTAGCTATTTCGTTAATTAACATTTCAACTTTATTCTTTCCAGTAATTACCTGAGTAGAAGCAGTTGCGGCAGCAAATAAAACTGCATTAAATATAGAGTTTTCAGATTTAAAATAATCACGTCTTAATGCAGCAGGAATGAATGACTGTAAAAACGGCAAGTTGTTTGACATTTTCTTACTGTATCTTGTGAATCCAGCTACAAAGTCAGTATTAAGATCTACCATTGTAAAGTCGTAATCTCTTTGCAATTTAGTACCGCCTTCTGTTTGCGCTCCGATAGAACCCTCTCCAGCACCTTCGACAGGATAAGTATAAGTACCGCCTGAAATTTCAACACTACCTGCTAAATCAGCTACGTTAAGCATTTGACCCGGAATAAGAACAACGTTTAAGTTATAGTCTTTCGGTTGAGCTCCAGTAAGGTTAACTGACAAAGTCATATCACCAACTGCTTTAAATTCTAAAGAGTTACCTTTTCTTACATCTTTAATCTTATCAAAGTTTTCAGAAATAGTCTTTGTCATTACTGAATCATAACCATCAGCTTTAATTTCTACGCTTTTAGCTTGCAGCTTTACATCCAATTTGTCAGCGTGCGCTTGTACTGCATCCAATTTTACTTGTATTGCATCAGTAGCCGCTTTTAATTCTGATTCAAACTGATTCTTGTTTGATGCGCTTAATTTTAATTCAAATGCATCTAATGCGCTTTTTACCTCTAAAGTCGTTTTAGTTTCTAAACCGCTTTTAATGTTTGCCAATTCGGCTAATAATTTCTCGTCCATTTTATTTAATGTTTAATGAGTTTGTAAATGATTTTAATGTATTTAAATAAAGCGGCTCATTTTCTTGAGTGTCTTTTAACGGCTCATTAGATAGTGCTTTTAATAATGTTTCAATTTTTCTTAATCTTGTATCTGAGTAATCCAAATTGTATGACTTTTCAATAAGTTCTAATATTCCATAAGTGGATTTAATTCCTTTTATATTTTGAACCGTTGCTAATTCATTTGCGGCCCAAGATGACAAAAAAGAATATTCACGTAACATATATTCTGTAATAATACTTTTGTTTTTTGGATCACGCTGCATTACTTGATAACCAATAGATAACTCAGCATTTAAATCGTTTTCATACATCAACTTAACATCGGTAAACATATCCTTACCTAATTCTTTTTTCATGTTGAATTGGGTGGTGGTAAGAAGTCCGTAATTATCTTTAGTGTTAATTGACAAAGGTACGCCAATCATCATTGTAGGGTTATGATCTTTTAGCACACGAATACGCTTATATCCTTCTGTTACTGTCTTATCGAATGAACCCATAGCAGAAATATCCCCATCGCTATCTTCATTATTGTAAACATTAGCATAAGCGGTAATTACTCCCTTATCTTCATCCATGTTTTTAACCTCGTATGATAATTGTTTAAATTCCATAGTTATATTTTTTCTAAAATAAGTTTTTCATGAATCAATGACTTTTTATGTAATTTTAATTGAAGCTGTTTTAATTTAATTTCTTTTTCAAGATACAAAATGTTTAAATCTAATATTTTTATTAAATTGATTTGCTCTTTTTTCCAATTATCAATACTTGTATCATATTCTTTGCTCATATCTTTAATTCTTAAATATTAAATTACCTTGTTTATCTCGTTTGGCCGTAAATCCAATTGTACATCTGCAATTTATAACGTTTCCAGCGCTTGCGTTTGGCGCTCCAGGATATTCAATCTCTTCGCCACCCACAAAAAACGGTTTATTAAATTCCTGATCCTGTCCGTTCATATCTAAATGGTCAAAAGGAAATCTTCTTGTTCTGTCATCTTGCGCACTTATCCAAGTTTTTGTTAATGCTAATTCGCTTTGCTCAGCTGTTTTTATTGCGCTAAAATTACTTGCGCTTGTTGTTTCAGTTCTTGCAATTCTTAACGCTTGCCATTTGTAAAATTGTTGTGATCTACTTACTACATTATAAATAGCGTCACGAATATTAACTACAGTACCCATGCCTTGCAATTGCAATTGAACTGCTTTTATCAAATCTTCAATTAACGTGTTTTGAACCGAGATAATTTTTACACCACCTTCGTTAGACAAAAATAATAAAATTTCTTTTAACAAAACGTCATTAAATAAAATATTTGCTTTTTTAGTGCGTTGTAAGGTCTTATTTATTTTATTACCATAGTCTATTCCGATTGTAGAATATATATCATTAAACATAGCGTATATCTTCTTTTGCGTTATGTTTGCCCTAAATAACATAGCGTAAGTATCAACTGAAGCGTTATTTATTGGAATTTCGCTCAGAATCTTTTTAATGTGATCTTGAGTTATTCTATATGCTTTACGCTCGTATATTTTTTGCTGTTTAGTCCAGTTCATATTCTGTTAAATAATAATCATAACCATTTATAAATCTGCCAACTTCTATTTCTCCAACAAATAACCTAAATCCGTTTTCAAATAAATTTATTTCTTCACACCTTATTCTTGTGACTTCTTTTCCTTCGTAAAATACTACTACTGTTTTCATAATTATAAATTTTGATTATTATTTGCAGCATTAAAAACCCCTTCGCTTACATCGTCAATTCTAGTCTTACCGCTATTTAACCAGACAACGTCCATGCCGTCATCTTCTAAAGTTTCGTATTTTAATGCGGTTCTAAATTCATTTGGCGTAATTGGCGCCATGTTTAGCCATTCAGTCATTAACTTCATATCTGTTTGCATTTCTGGCAACTCGCTTACATCCCATTCAATTACAGCCGTTTCGTAACCTTTAAAACGTGGAATAAAAGATTTGTTAAGTGTATCGGCCAATAAAACTAAATCAGGTAGTATATTGTTGGTAATAGCTAGTTTTTGTTCTTGTGTGGTATCGCTTGCACCTATGCCTCCCTTGCTATCATTATTTAAAAGTTCATCATACCATCCTAAAACATTACAAATACTTTTTCTATCCCAATTAAGATAATCAAATGGTTTTAATTCATCAGTAGTCAACGACATTCTTTGAAATCCTATCTCTGAACTTGCACCAGCTATACGGCTTAATCTTTCAGGACTATTATCCATCTCGACTAATCTCTCTTTTAAACTATCTGCCTGCGGTTGAGTTAATGGCGCGTTCTTACCAAATATAAAACCAAATGCTCCGCTATTTTGCAACGTTTTAATATTGTTATCAATTGCGCTATTTTGGCTATTAATGTTTCTTAAAGCCGACTTAAGCGGACTCATACCGTATAAATGCTCTCCGCTTTGGTCAAAGTTTGGATTAGCGTATTTTATATGTATTACATCTTCAGCTTCTAGTTTTATAGTGATGTTACCCTCAATTAATCTGTAATGATCAATTGGACTATCAATACCCATCATATCGGCCTTGTCTTTTAATACTATTTCAATTAAATGCGCTGGCAAAGCAAATACTTGTACCGGAACGCCTTTGTTTTCGCCCTCTTTTGGCGCTAAAATATAAAGATAAAAATTACCCGTTATTTTCATGTAAATTTTATACAACGCCCAAATATCTGACCAGCTTTGAGTGCTGTTTGGCACGTCCAAAGGAAACGGCATCTCATGCTCTTGATAAGCTTCCTTTTCTAACTTTTGTTTAGTAATTGACTGTAAAATAGAAAGATTGCCTTTAGTGGCTAAATTAAAACTCTTTAACTTTTGGTATTTATGCTCAGCGCCTTTCATTTTAATCATGTAAGGTACGCTAACTGTTTTGTTTGCCATCTGCGAAATACACGCATAAACATCAGGATTACGATTGTAACCATTATCCAAGTAGCTAGGCGCGTTTTGATTGTAATTTGTAAAACCGCCACCTAAAAAGCGATAAAACGCTTCATTAAACTTATTTTTTCCAGCAAAGAAATCCTTTGCAACCTGAAATATATTTTTAGCCATGTTGTAAAATTACGTAAATTATAGTTAAAATGTGAAAAAAGGTTGTTTTTTAGCTAAAGTTTCCATTTCGTGGTATCTTATAGCGTCAATAGCATGATTAAATTTGTCAATAGGCTTGTTTAACTTATCGTTTGTTTTCTTATCTTTTTTCCAAGTATATTTTTGCAATTCATCAATAACATTAATTGATTTTCTTGTAACCAAATAATTTTCTTCTTGCATTAATTGAATACCAAAGTTAATACTATCAGCACCTTTTGAAACTCCTTGAATATTATTTATTCCTAACCTTTTTATTTCTTCGATACTTTTTGGCTCAGCACTATCGGCATAAACCATTATATCCGATGGTAAATATTCAGCAATATCAGAATTGACTAATCCTTTTTTATAACACAACTCGTTTAATATTCTTTTATCATTGTATTTCCAGACTTCTATAATTGCGGTTGGATCATTTGAATATCCAAAATCCATTCCAATACCTAACAATACAGCTTCATCAGGTATAAAATCTATAATTTGCCAATTATCAAAAACAACTCCGTCTAAATTACCAACCATTCCAAGACCGTAAACTTTCCACTTATTCGCCCAGTAGCTTGATTTTATATTTTCTTCTTTAAATAATAACTCAAAAGGCAAATCAGGATTATGAAATCCTTTTACTTTATAATCTAATATAGAGTTTGTTTCGCTTTCTGACAAAAACTCATTATCTTCAAAGGTAAGTGTAATAAAGTTATTTTCGTTTATGTATTCATCACCCCAAAAAAGACTATCAGGGTTATAATCAATTATTGTTAATTTAGCACGTGAAATAAATTGAACAGCTGTATCAATATCCATTTTATCTGCTTCATTGATATAAATTATATCTCTTCTAAAACCCTTACCAACATCATTTACATCAGCACCTAAAAAATCGATGTAACTTTCGTTATCAAACTCATGCTTATTTTCAGACTTATTAAAATCACCAACACTAAAAACGCCCCAATCTTTTGCAATCTTTTTGTAATCGCGGATTACTGTTCGTTTCATTTTTGATAACTCTGAACTAATAACAGAAATCTCCTTTGTAGAAGACAAAAGAGATTGAATCAATAATTCTATAATCGAAACTGTTTTGGACGCTCCTTGACCTCCTCTAATAACAAAAACGCTTTCTTTTGGGTTCTTAAGTATAAGATCCAAAATTTTATAATATGCTTTTGAATATTTATATTTATGTCCTGTTTCCAATATCTGGCAAATTTAAACCTCCTTCAATTTTTGTTTCTGTTTTTTCGACCAATGAATTTAATCGCTGAGTAATGCTAGGATTGTATATGCCAAGTAGACCTCCTGTAACCTGATTATTACGAATTTCTTTTTTTATATATGAACAGATAGTCACGAAGTCATTATAATATCCATCTTTATTTTCAAAATATTGATGAACAACGCCATAATTTTTATAGCAAAAAACTTCAAAACCATCCATTGTATAAGGCAACTTTAAAGCATCTTCCATTCTTTGACCTTCACGACCTACATATTGAACCTTAGTCCATTCACTAGCCTGAATTAACAAATCTTCTTTGTACAGTTTCCAAGCCAATTCCAATTCATCTGAAGTCTTAAATATTCTACTAGGGTGTGCCATAAAACAAAGATACAAAAAAACTGCATACACCTATGACAATGTATGCAGCTAAAAACCAAATTAATTATGAGATTGTAAATATAGTTAAATTATTTTACATTTTAACTTTTCTTCTGCTTCTTCTTTTGTTATTGTTGGTATTATTTCAGCCCATATTCCATCTTTAAAAATAACTCCACACCCCTTATTCCAAATTATAGAAAAATCATTATCGTTAATAAATAAATAATTAAATTTAAAATAGTCTTCAGAAACTGCGCTTTCAAACCAAACTCCTTCTTTAAAACCTCTCTTTAAAGCTTCATTTTTTAAAGCTATTTCAACTTCTTTGTCAGTTGCTACTTTATAAATTTCATCTACACTAATGCCTAAATTATCGTACCATTTACCAGACATAGTAAATCCATAAGATCCGCTATTATTTGATCTAGAATATTTACCTGAAAAATTAAACATAAATTTATCACCTAATTTATACCATTTACCAACTTCTAAATTAACCTTAAATACTTCAGGAAACCAATCCCTAACGCATTCATTACCATCCGCTTCTAATTGCAATACTTGCTCTTTTGTAATTCTCATAATTTTGTTTTTAATTTTTAATACCTAAACCCTGTTTTTCCACCAAATATAAAAAATGAAATTTTGTCGTAAATTCTTTCTAATGTTTTCATAGTTTGTAATTTTTATCAAATATACATATTATTTTTCTAAAATCCTCTAAACTTCTAACTAAATAATAATTAAATCCCAATAATTCTACTTTGGATTGAAATTCAATCTGAGCGTCTGATTGTTTGCCTTTTTCTGTTTTAACTTCAAAGAAATAAGTTATCCCATTTGGCATCAATACTATCAAGTCGGCAACTCCTGCCATTTGACCTGTTTCCTTTAGCTTTTTAGCCTCCAAAATGTGTCTTGACCCTCCATTAGGCACGGAGAAAATTAAGCCCTTAAATTGGTTTTTATACCAGATCACGATTTGCTGTTGTATTTGATCTTCTGTCATTTTTTATAAATTTTTTGCGGTTACCTTTTTTAGGTTACCTTTTTTATTTTAAAACTATTTGAGATGTAAATAAATAATTATACCTATAAAAAAATATTAATACTCCCATACTCTTATGATAATATATAATATTTAGGTAACTTTATATAAATACTTTTTTAAGTCCTATTGTCATTGATTTTTTTAGGTTACCTTTTTTCTGTAAAAAAAGGTAACCTTTGCTAAAAAGGTAACCTTTTTTGTTATAAATCAAATAAAATGTTGGTTTTCTGTGTCAATTGTTATAATTTTTTCAAATAAAACAAATCCTTTTTTTAATTCTCCATATATTTTTACTGGTTTATACTCCATTTTATTTCTAATATAAATCTTTCTTAAATCAAATTTGGTAAACTTTACGTTTGTATTTGAGAATATATTAAGTAATTCTCCCTTATTTAAAACTACTTTTTGATTAAAATAAGCGTCTTCTTTAAGAGAGTATCGATTGAAAAATATGTCTTCAATCTCATCATTTTCGTAAAATTCGTCGTTTTCTGACTTCATTAATTCCAAGTCCTCTTCTTTACGAATTACCCACTCAAAACCATCTAAAAACATTCTATACGCTTCGGCTAACATCGCATTTGAGTCAAAATTAATGCACGCATCGTAATCAATTGATTCTACTTTTATAGGTAGTAATCTTCTATTGCCTGTGGGATCTTTCAATATATCCAATTCGTTTGTACTACCTAAAAGAGATACTTTTCGCATTTCGCGACTATCATTAATGCCGTATGATTTTCTATCTACTGCTATTGACATATCGGAAACCGCTTTAAAATTCTTAACATCTTTGGCGCCAACTCCTCCGAATTCGTCATCATACATTATAATATTACGACACATTCTAAATTTAAAATCCCGTGTTTCTTCTATTTTGCCTTCAACAAAATAATCCTGGAACTCTTTAGGTAAAATATGACGGCACCATGTTGTTTTTCCTATTCCGTGCCTACCTCCGGCCAAAACTATTGTCAAAGGACTAACTTTGTCATTTACTTTTTTTCTATGAATGTTATTCATTAAACCAACTATCCAAGACGTAAAATAAGCAGCGTTAATATCTTTTTTAGGTTCAATTAAATCAATGTATGCCTTAATATATCCATCTCCTTTATACTCTAAATTTTCCAGATAATTGGTAACTTTGTTTTCGCTTTTTGTAACATAGCTATTTAGGCACTTCATTACTCTTTGGGGAGTTACATCTTGCTCGCAATATGCGCTGGCTTGTATTGATATTGTATTTAATGTCCTGTCATCTATGACACTACCTAATACTTCAATCAGTCCGTTAAATTGGTTGTAAATAGGCTGCCATTCTTGACTAACAAAACTAATTACTTTGCTGTCTAAGTCCTCGCCTTGATCTTGTTTAAGAATATCATTACCAATTTTTATGATTTGTATTTCTAAATCGGTTGGCTTTTCAATTGGCTTTTTTGTGGCCTTAGATATTCTAACGCGTTCTATTGCATCTTTTGTGCTTTTACTTACCACATCGACTCCCTCCTCTTTTGCGTAGTGGTATAAAGTTGCGATTGTAATACCATCATTAGCACCTTTGCAAAATCGATTGTAATCGCGCTCTATTCTTTTGTGGTCGTATTTATCTCCACCGGCACAAATAGCATCGTAGTATTGAAATCCAGCAGAACCAAACTTACTAGCAATTGAAAATCCAATATCTAAATAACGCTTATAATCGCCTTGACATATATCTTTGCCTTTTAATTCATTTATAATGCGACCAAAATCGTCCTCAGCAAATAAATAATCCTTTTTAGGTTTTTCTTTTGGTTTTTTGTAAGTACTAATAAACTTTTGACTACTTGGATTTTCGTAAATGTATGGATCATAAGATACAAACCTTGCGCGTGCTTCATCTTTACACGCCTGATCAATAGAAATATTGTAATTATCCAAATAGTACTGAGCCAAATCGTAAAACGATTCTAAGAACTTTTTAGGATTAATTTTTACAAATATACAAACCCCTTTACCTCCAGCAGAACGATGAATAATACAAGTGTATTTATCTTGCTTTAATTCATTAAATAAATTTTCATCTACGTCGTCATCAATATCAGCCAAATAAAAACCGTTCATTTCAGCAATATTATTTTTTCCTCTTGTGTGTCCGGCTTTTATTGTGCAACATGCCGTAGCTAAAATTAAATTCCTTTTTGCGTCGCTGTATTCTTTGCCCTTTCCAAACTTTTGTAAAGCGTTTCTAACATCAATAATTTCGTTTATGTACTTACCGGAACGAATATCGTTAACGTAATCCCTCAAGCTTATATCTGCTTCTAAAATGTGGCTTTTATTGCTAGAAATACTTGCAAATGTGCTTATTTTTATAGTGTTAAAGTCCATAATTTTACAAATTTAATTTTTTAATTATTTCTACTAAGCAGCTTACTACAATTGAATTACCTGCCTGCCTATAAGCCTGAGAATCGCTGACATTCCACTTAAAATCCTCGTTAAAGTCCATCAAACGGAAACATTCTTTTGGGGTTAATCTTCTTATACGTTGTTTCGTTAATACAGCCTGATTGCAAGCCGTATCTAAAGTTTGGCTTACTCCTTTACCAACCCTTCCTCTACGAGTTTCTGAATTAGGGTTTGAGAAGTTTATAGAGTCGTTTTCTGTAGCTATATCGTAGCCCTTTGAGTTGTTGGCAGGAATCACAACTACATTGTCTTTCTGAACCGTAGTAAGTGCGTTTGAAGTTCCATTTTCGTTTATTTCAAGCATTTGTTCTGTTGGTAATCCTGATACTCTGCTTAATGGATTTTGTGGGTTACGACCTCTAATTGCTCCGATTTTAGTTTCTACATACCCATTAGCGTAACCATGAGTTCCTGCACAAATATTAGGACTTGTTCCTTGTTCTGAGAAAACTTGACTTGCCTGTGTGTCTTGATTTATATAACCAACTTTTATATAATTATCTGATTTACCAATTTTAGCTAATCTTGCCGTAAGAGTTGACGAAACTTCATCTTCTGTTTTAGGAATCATTGATTTCCAAATTCCATTTCCTAAATCTTTATCGGTTGTTAATGATTTAATCATTTTATCACTCAAGAAATACTTTTCATCAACTTCACTTTCTAAAACGTCTTTCAATCTTTTTACTAAATGGAAAGGTTTAGGAAAGCAAAAATTATTATCTACATCATCACGAATACCAATTATAAAAACTCTCTCTCTATTTTGGGGTACTCCGTAATGTTTAGCGTTCATAACCTGGTAATACACGTGATATTGAACGCTATTTTCGTGAGGGAATATTACGGGGTTTCCGTTAACGGTTCTACCTCCTAACATATCAATCCAAGTTTTAAATGTTTTACCTCCGTTGTCAGAAAGTAAACCTTTTACATTTTCAAAAATGAAATATCTCGGATTGTTCTTCACAATAAATTCGTGAGAGTTGTAAAATAAAACTCCATTTGTAGAATCTTCTCCTTTACGTTTACCTGCTAAACTGAACGATTGACAGGGTGGCGAAGTCATAAATATATCTAATGATTCTTCGGGAATTTTACGATCATAAACATTCTCGGGATAGTAATCTGGATCTCCATAATTATACATATAAGTTTGCCTAGCGTATTTATCCATATCGCAAGCAAATTTCTTGTCTTGAGTAATTCCTAACCTTTTTAATGCTTGGTCAAACGCTCCAACACCGCTGAAATCTGAACCTGTTTTAATTTTTCTCATAATTAATTCTTATTAAATAATCTTCTTACTAAATACCCTCTTATTATAGAAACGGCAAGAAATACAAAGGTTATTATTAAATTTTGCCCTATGCTTACAGTAATTTCAAGTAAGGGATATAAAATTACCTGTATTAAAATGGATGTACCAAGCCCTATAATAGTTTGGACAATGCTCTCAATAAATGATTTGTTTTTAGATTGTGTCATATTTAATTTTTTTATATTCTGTTATTATTTTACTGCAAAATGTATCATATCTTACTCTTTTACTATCGCTTAAATCTGAAAGTAATATTTTACGATAATATGGAAATAGTAATTTTTTGAAGCGTAAATCTAAATTACCTTTTTCGACGTGGTAATTAAAGTCTTTTTCTGGGACTTCAAATTTACACAAAAAAGTAACCCACTTTTGTTTTAATATCTTAAATGTTTCAAACTTTGTGTGTTCTTTGATTAGATGAAAATTAATGTCAATTGTCGGAGGTTCTAAATTTATTTTGCGCCCTTTTATAATAAATTCTTTTTGTTCCTTTTCCTCTTCCTCTTCAATCTCTTCTATTTCAATCTCATGACCGCAATTAAAACAAATTTTTTCTTTTTTTTCAAATGTAAATCCACAGCTATTGCACTCATGAGTATCGATTAAATAGCTTTTAATTTGCTTATCTAAAAATATTTTTTTCCAATCTCTCTCGTCTGAAAAATAACCGTGTGTATCATTGTTATTACCACCGTCGATTAATAAGAAATGCGGCTTTTCTACTTTTAAAGTATTACGAGCTCCGCGCCCTGCAATTTGAATCCATAAAGATAATGACATTGTAGCGCGTGCCATTATTATAACCTCAACATCGCAAACATCAAAGCCTTTTGTAAAACAACCGGTGTTTATTAATACCGGATCTCTTTCATTCCTAAACCATTCTACAATACCATCACGCTCTTTTGCGTCATTATTTACACTATCATAGGTTTTTACGTTTTGATCCATGAATAGCAAATTGTAAATTGTATTTGTAGAAGTTGCGCTTGTAAAAATCATTGTTTTTTTACCCTCGCAAAGTTTGTCAAATGTTTTACGCAAAGCAGTTGTATAACTTTCGCTCTGGAATACTTCTTTAAGGCTGGCCGCTGTAAATTCGCCGCTTGCATCGGTTTTTAACGGCGTGCTATCAAATTCTATGTATTCATTTTTTTCCTTTGTTAAATAGCTGTTTTCCATTAGCCAGGATATAGGCTTACCGCAAACTATTGTATCATACCAGTCAGACATAGTTTCAACCGCGCTTGTAAATTCGTCTATTTTGTATCTCTTTAATCTAACAGGAGTGGCTGTAAATCCAATTCTTTGGCAGTTTGGTAAAAACTCAAATAATTTATTGAACTCCCAAATATGGCATTCATCAATTACGCAATAATCAAATAATGGTAATTTTTTGCGACGATTCCAAAGGCTCTTAACCATTGCTACAATTACTTTATTTTCTGGTATTACTTTGTTTCCAGCTAAAATACAACCTACGTCAATACCTTGCTTTTTAAACGTTTTAACGGTCTGATTTACCAAGTCTTCACTATCTACTAAAATAAGTGTTTTACTGTCTAAAATCGATACCAATTCTGTAAATACAACCGTTTTACCGCCTCCCGTACTTAGTTGAGCGCAAACACTATTGTTTGTTTTTAAAGCTGTCATAATTTCGTCTAAAAATTCCTTTTGATGTGGATATAAAGTTTTTTTGCTCATAACTTTTATAAAATAAAAATGCCCATCATTTCAAGCGGGCAGGCTTTACTTTGATGAGCTTCTTAAAATTTCTTATTTGTATCGAACCTGCCCGAACAATACAAGACAAATATAGTAAATTATATTCTTTCTAATTTAAATATCTCTAAAGATTTCCAATTGTGAATTTTTAATCTTAAATATAAAGTTGGCTTAGATATTCCAATTAATCTACAAACTTCGTCATCTGTATCGGTTAATCTCATCCTAGCTACTTTTGCAGTACATTCTAATTTAGTCATAAAATTTAATTTAATAATTCTAAACATTTTATATAAAATAGCTTTTTATTAGCCAATGCACTTTTATTCATTGATAAAATAAGCTCTTCTAAAACTACTTTCATCATTTCATTTGTAAAAACATCATGTCCGGTAAATCCGCCAATTCTATTTTTTAGATCGTTATTGTAATTTAAAGCATTGACGATAGATATATCTTCAATGCTTTTTTGTTTTTTTCTGTAATTACATTCCATAATTAAAAGAGTGTTAATGTTGAATTTTTTTCATTTACAAATGCTTTATGGTTATTTTCATTTATTTTAAAATAGCTTTCTTTTAATTCAATTGATATTGATTTTCTATTCATTTTTATTGCAGTACATCCTTCAGATCCGATTCCTCCAAATGGACTTAATACAGTATCTCCCTCGTTAGAATACAAATGCAATATTCTTTCAATTGTATCTAATTGCAAAGGACAAATATGTTTTTCATCATTCCCGTCACGTCCTGATCTATATTGCAGTGTTCTTGAATAATCAATATCCATCCAAACAGGACTAGCGTATTTTTGCCATAAATCAACGGGCAAATAATCAGGTTTAGAACTATCCTTGTCTTGATGCGTTATTGGAAATTCATTATTACCTTCATTTCTAAAAAACAAAACATAATCAGGTATTCCAACTCTTGACATTATGCTATCTTTTTTTATTGTTTTATGAAGCAATCCCAATGCTTTTGTACGCTGCATTTCTGTTACTGGATTTTTCCACAAAGTTACTTTTGAATGATAAATAAAACCCTCATTTTGAAACCAATCAATTAACATTCCTGAAAAATCACGTAATCCTATATATCCTTCTTTGCCCTTTTGTATAGGCAAGTCCATACAATGAATAGCACACATACGACCACTTTTGAGCGTTCTTTTTAATTCAGGAATAAGATATTTAAAATGTTGTTCAAATTGCTTATAATTAGATACATTCCCCATATCCTCTTCTTTATCTGAGTAAACATACAGCTCAGCAAATGGAGGGCTAAATACAATCAAATCCGCGCAATTATCTTCTAGTTTTGCAGTTTCTTGAACGCAATCTCCATTTATTAAATGATATTGATCTGTTTTAACTTCTTTATTCATAATTTTTACTTTTGATTTTGCTTTTTTATAATTAGATTCTGCAGAATATCTGCTCATTTCTTTTATTCTTTCAAAATGTTGTATTTCTTTTTTTAAAATTGTTTGCCTTACATTTATTTGACTTTCTGGTATTAAAATATGAACTGTTACTTTGTTTTTTTGCCCAAACCTATAACATCTTCTTACCGCTTGATAAAAAGCCTCAAACTTAAAATCATAAGACATAAATATCATTTGATTGCATTGTTGGTAATTCATACCAAATGACGCTATACTTGTTTTGGTGATTAAGGTTTTAAATTCATCATTTGCAAATCCATTTAAATGTTTAGCTTTATATTCTGGTTTATCTGAGCCTTGAACATTTACTGAATTATCTATTAATTTTGATAAAGTATCTGTTTCTTGGTTTTTTAATCCCCAAACAATCCATTGTTTATCATTTGAATTAATCAATTCAATGGTCTTATTTACTCTGTCTTTAAAGCTTCTATTTAAATCTTTGTGTAATTCAGTAGCAGAAACCGCAACATCAGAAAATAAAGAATCGCTTAAATTCTCAACTTTTATACTATGCTCAACGTATTCTATTTCAGGTAAATTATATCCTTCACTATTAAATCCTAAACTTGAAGGATTATCAATTGCCATTGACCATCCAGATACATATTTCCAAAAGTTATCTTGAGCGTGTTTTCTTAACCTCCATTTTGAAGTTTCACCACCATCATGCACAAAAAACATTGCTAACATTTCTAAATAAGTCATTCCTCCTAAAAATTCAGAATGCTGACCTAATTCCATGTGATCGTTTGGACTTGGCGTAGCGGTGCAGCACAATTTATAAGGAGTGTTTTTAAAAGTTTCAATTATTAACGATGATAATTTACCATCTCTACCTTTTAAAATACTAGATTCATCTAATACAATACCTGAATAAATAGAAGTATCTGTATTTTTTAATTGATCGTAATTTGTAATGTCAAATACATCTAATTCAATGCCAAACTTAACAGCTTCGTTTTTTGTTTGTTCTACTATTGCAAGTGGAGCCAAAATAAGAACTTTCTTTTTTGTGTAAATTGAAACTTGATTAGCCCATTCTAATTGGCAAAATGTTTTTCCTAATCCGCAATCAAAGAAAAATGCAAATTTACCTTTAAACAATGCTGTTTTAACTCCATATTTTTGAAAATCTTTCAATAAGGGATTTAACTTTTGTTCTTTAATTATAAATCCACTCTCGATAAATGTTTTTCTTTTTGTTTCTAAAAATTCTTGATAATCTGTCATAGTCATTTTTTTTACTAAATTAATTTAAGCTGTAAATATACCATTATTTTTCTAACTTACAACTCTATATCTTATTTTTTCTAATAATAATTGTCGCATTTCTACTTTATAAAATTGCTCGGATCTTATGCACTCCGAAATACTTTTAAAAATATGACCGTCTGCAATCCTTTCTACTTTTATGCACTCTCTACCTCTATCTTTTGGCTTTTTTAGCTTTACTACTGGCAAAGTTTCTATTTTCTTGTAAAGTATCTCTTCAACTAAATACTTCTCAGCTATTACCTTGTAAAGACCTTCTGTTTTTACGTAATGATTAACGCTCGGGAAAATAAACCCATCAGCAATACGCATGACCCTAATTGGCTTTGTGCATACATTTGTAGGTATTATTTGCTTTTCAATAATTTGACCTGTAATTATACCCCATTCTCTGTAATTTGCTTCGCTCCAATTTTTTGGTCTTATATCGTAAAGTCTGGATGAAAGCATTTTTTTCTCTCTTAAAACCTTCGCTACTTCAAAATTGCTAGGCTGTTTAATTGATTTTAGATTCATAAGTAATTTCTTTTATTTTACCGTTAAAATATAATATTTGATGAATGTAATCTTCTTGGTATTTATCAAAAAAGATTTTCCTGCCATCTCGTTTAGCAGGAATAATCTTTTCTGAAGTTGTTACTCTTTTTAATTCATTGTATCTAAGATCACATTCTTGTGCTATTTGCATCAATGATTTCATAGAACTAAAACTTAATCATTACACCTGATTTTCTTGGAGTTGTACTTACTTTTGGAACTTGCTCGCCGTATGCGTCAAATACATCCTGTTTCTGTGCTAATTTTAGCAACTCAACCCTTGCGTCTAAATCTTTCTTAAAGTCGCAATAAATTAAATCCTCGTAATAATTTACAGTATTACCACCGTTTACCGGGTTAAACTCTACGCCTAAAACACTCTGTTTTTCGTTTTCAATAATATGATTCCTAAACTTACTTAAAGCAGCAGAAACAACTTGCTCTAATCTAACTAAATTAGCCCCTAATTCCATTATCTCAACATCCCCCGAATCCAAAACATTTTGTATTAGGTTCTCTCCTGTTTTGATTGCATCTTTTTTTGTGAAGGTGCTATCGTATAATGCGCACATCTCTGATGCACGCATTTCAAAAAATTGTAATTTACTCATTTTTCAAAAAATTTAAAGCGGTTTCAATTTCCAAGACTTGTACCTGAGTAGCTTCTAATTTACCCTCTTCAATTGCATTAAGATACTTTTCTAAGTCATCAACTCCTTTAGTAAGTAGTTTTACTAATTGCTTATCATTTAGCACGGGAACTGCCTTAATTTCTTCGTGCGCTACATCTTCGGTAATTTCTGGCATTTCTTCAGGTACGTAAATTGGGCCGCTAAAAACATCAGGACAATACCATTTTACACCATTTGAAATTGCACGAGCAAATAACATGTTTTTAGGAAACTTGTCTATATTTTTTGTCAATGCTTTTTTTGCATCTTCAATAGTAAATGTTGAATTACCTATTTTTTCTTTACCTTGATAAAAATCTACTGAGCAAATTTTATCGTTCATTACATCAACTTTGTAATCGTACTTACCTGATCCCTTAACCGTTGCCGCAATTAATCCAGCCCCTATTGTCGGCTTGCCTTGAATAATATGAATACCACTCATTGCGGCAAATGGGGGGATTCCAATCTCTTGACCCGCTTGAATTTTAACAAATGCCTGCCCCATTGCTTTTGCATCTGTAAACATTCCACTTTCTGCAAATGTTTTGGCCATTATCATAATATCTGATACCGGCATAATTTGAATTTCGTTTTTCATAATTTTATTTATATTAAGTTTTCTAAATCTGATAATTTTATTTTATCTAAATTTCTCTTGATGAAATCTATTTTCATTTCGTCTAAAAGAGATAATTGATCTTTCTTTATATCTAAAAAATCAAAACTTTTTAGCCAATCATTTATTTCTTTTTTATCTCGTTTACAGGATTTATGTCTATCTGCAATTTCATCTAGTAAATCATTTAATTTAAACTCTTCTAATTCTATATCTACTTCTACTTCTGTTGATACTCTAGCCATTTTATTTGTTTTTAAGGATTTCGTAATTAACATTTATTTCTGACAGCGGCTTGTCGTAATTAGGATCGTAATCCTTACGTTTAAAAGATATTGTTTCAATTTGTAATAAAAGCACATTAAGTCGCAAAACTTCTGCTCTTAAAGCTATTATTTGAGCGTCTTTAAAGTCTATCATTTTAAAAGGTTTTTAATTTCTAAAATTTCATTTCTTAACCAAGCATTATCCGAGCTTGAACCAAAGGCCGCAAGTAATTGCAATCTTTTTGCAATTAACTCAAAATATAAATCTATTTTGTAGTCATCACATTCGTTTACCGCTTCAAATAATGTTTCTGGAACAATAACAATCTCTATTCCTAATTCTTCTTGATTAGCTGGATTGTTTGGGCTGTAAGTGTCATAAGTGTCTAGCATATTTCTCTTTGTTTTAGCATTTCATCTGCAATCATAAATGACATTATACACAAAGATTCAAATTCTGACTTTATTTTAGGATATCCGTTTTCTGACAAAATACCTTGCATTGCATTAGATGCAAAATAATCTCTTAAAGTCATTCCGTATTGTGTAAATCCATTTTCATCACACATTGCAAATGCGCTTGGATTTTCTAGTGTTTTCTTTTTCATAATAATTTGTTTTTATTGTTGGGTCAAATATACAATTGTTTTTTAGATAAACAATACTTTTTGTATTATTTTAATCAACATACTCTTTCCCATGCTCGCTTAATATTGTCATTGTTACTACTGCATCTTTAAATTGTCTAATCTGCAAAGCAAATTTATTTGCGTCTTCAAAATACGTATTTGAACTTGTACACTTTGTTAGTGATACATTACCGCAGGTAAATTTTACAAATAGTATTGTATTTTCAGGAATATTTTTTGGCGCTATTAATCTCATCTCTTCAAATCGTATTTAATTGGTTTTACATCTTTGTGTTCTTTAGATAATTCAATAGCCTCTTTTCTTTGCTCTATCATATCATTTAGTATAAATACTCTTTTTTCTGGTGCGTTTTTTTTCTTGCTCATAATCCGTAAATTTGTTCAAATGTTAAATTGTATTTAATAAAAAATGCAGCAGAATTAATTAAAATATTTGGCCGCTTTTTATTCCACGCATAAGCAGTAAGAGGGTTCATTTTAAGCAGTTTAATTAATTGCTTATTTGGCATTTCTAAGGATCTTAAATAATTGCTTTCTAGTTTTGCAATTTTATCAAATACAGCCGGACTTTTGATTTTCCAACGTGCAATAGTATCAACTTTTACATTAAACATTTTAGCTAATTGTTTATCTGTCACACGTCCATGACCTTCATACTCTAAAAGTAATTTTATCCTATTAGGATTGAATTTTGATTTTTCCATATTTATAATTTTTAACAAATATAAACATAAAATAATATTAATACTATTTTTTTATTTAAAAGTTTAGCAAAAAAAAAGCTATAAAGGCTTTTTTATTTTTGGTAAGTAAAACCACAAGAAAATAAATAAACAAATTACAAAAGCGATACCAATATATAATATTGTGTTATCGCTTTTTTCTGTTATTTTGTATTTTGTTTTAGTATCTTTTTTTAGCTCAATTATTTTAGATACTTCTTGCAATTCAAAGTTATTAAATTGGCTTTTGTCGTATTCAATAGTAGCGTTAAAATATTCTTTTCCGTCTACAAAAAACGGCTTTAAAGGATCAAAAGCTCGAATCTTGCCTATATCATTTAAAACTATATTTTGCTTTAAAATACGACTGTTTTCTACGCTGAGAGAGTCGCTTTTAATGTCGACTTTTGATAGAGATGTTTTGCGTGTTCCTCCGCAGCTAGTAACTACACCAATCAGTAGGTTTATCGCCAAAAAGTATTTTACTGATTTTGTTCCAAAGATTTTCCATAATATTGTTTTTTTAAGTTTCATAGTATAGTGCAATTATTATGCCATATATTTTTTTAAAAGTTCTTTTCGATGCGGCAAACCATTAAACCCCCCGTTTATTATTTTAGTTATTGCGTTAATATCGTTTTTATCCGCTAACTTATTGAGCCCTTTTAATTCCCAAAACCATAGCGCAGAAATTAAAGCGTTTGCCTCTTCCAAAAGCAAATCGGGATTTTTAAAACAATCTAAGTCGGTGTCGTTTGCAAGCCTAAAATAGTTTGATTTGCCGGTAATTTGCAAGAAACCGCGGCCGCGATACTTCCAACCCTCCCCCGTTGACTCGTTGCCGTTCCCCATTCTGTTGGCGTAAACTCGATTCGCTATTTTTTCGGGTTTTCTTGCGTAGCTTTTGGCCGTTAAGTTGCCAAAGTATTTGCCGAAGGTTGTTAAAAGCCCTTTTTCTGAGTAGTTTAAGTTTTCGCTTATTGGTTTTAAGCGGCTCTCGTGATCGATTTGCGCCATAAAATGTGCAAGGCGTAATTTAGTAGTTAATCCGCTTTTATCGAAAAGTGATTTATAAATTATTGGCAAGCTCATATCGATTTGTGTTTTTTTTTATAAATCTCAAACTCCGCCTTTAATTTGCTGTATAAAGTTTGAAGGTTGCTGAATTTCTTTTGCCATTCTTGCGACTCTTCAACAATTATCGCGTTTCTAAATTCTAGCCTTTCAAC